TTCCTCACCACTTCACGGCCCTCCCAGTTATCCTCTACTGCAACCTCATGCTTCTCACAAGCATACCGTGTATTAGTATTCGCATTATCCTTCCAGCCGTTTCTTGACAGGGTTCTCTTCATGGCGAGACACCCAGGAACTCCCATCTCTACCCATTCGCCTTTCTCATTTTCGTGATGACCCATGAATTCTATGACATTACCATTGAGGAATAGCATAAGAACAAACATTATTTTAATAGTCATTGTTAGTTACCATTGTGCGCCTTTAAGTTTGCTACGTTATCCTTTAGTGTCTCCACTTTCCCCTCAAGACCTTCAATTCGTTTCTCATAGAATTCCAAAGTGAGTGCTTGTTGCTGGTCGAATGGTGCCTTACCCGTTTCAATGTTGTGGAGAAGTTTATCAAACTCACCGGATAAATGTTCTATCAACATGAAAAGTTCTGCTTCACCTGAAGATTGACCTAGATCACCCCGTGGGTATTTGATTCTAAATTCTGTATTTTGTTCTAAATCTTTTTCAAATAATTCTAATTTAGTTGAGTGCTGATTGAGAGCCTCATTTATACCAAAGTAAGCCCAGGTCCCAATTGCTACGAGCGTGATGAGACTCGCAACTGTCTTCATAGGCATTTGAACTTTTGCTTCGTCTGATATTGTTAAAGGGGTTTTATTTTTCACAGTAATAGAACACTAATTAATTGAAAAGCACCAGCCCCCACCGTCGCTAAAAGAACCCAATAGATCTTGTCTATTTTACCACATAATTAATCAATATCACCGTGCATGTGTTTAGATGGTTGTTTTTGATACCAGCAATATCTTTTTTCAAACCAGTTACGTGACCGTGCAAAGATATGATGTGTTCTCTTATCGTTTTGGGTATCACGTCAGTCCTTTTAATTAGTTAACGGATTTGAAGTTGATACTTTGATTTCTTCTATTTGAACTTTTAATAATTCTATTTCTTTGGAATTGACCATTGCTTTAGTTTTAAAGTTTGCCAGTCCTTCTTCTATACCTGAAATATCAACACCTTCTTTTGATTTTAATTCTTCTATTTCCTGTTTAAGAAAACCAATGTCTTTTTGATTAGCTGTAACCATTTCGATAGAAACTTCATCCACTTGCATAGATGCTGCTTCTAGTGCATCCAGTTTAGTGGTTATTTCACCATATTTAATAAAGCCACCACCTATTGCGATGATTGCCGCGACTAAAGCTGCGACTCCTGCCAGTTGATCTTTAAGTTTACCCATTTTTCAGTTGTTCCAATTCAATTTGCAGCCTGCGTTTTTCTAGTCTTATCTTCTCTAGCGCTTTAGCCTTGATAGCGATCTTATCATTATTAACATACGATGCAAGACTAACATTCGGATAGATTTGTCTAGGGTCAAATATATTTAATTGGTCAAGATATATATCTTTTGGCTTATAAAATATAGCATTTCTATATAAATCCAGGGATGCCTGTTCACTTGCCATAGCATCTAATTTTATAATGTTTTTAATCTGTAGATTCTTTGCCATATCCTTAACATCAGAATCGACTTTATCCATTATTCGATCGATATTTTTGACGATAGCTTTTTCCTGTTGTATCTTTTTTTGTTTGGCAGTTTTTTCTGATGAAACATCGGATGCTGTAGCAGTTTCGCTAGAAGGCTCCTCTTCTTGTGCTTCTTCTTCGAACGTTTCTTCATCTTCTGCTTCTACCATTTCTGTAGACTCTTCTTCAATGGTTTCTTCTTCAGCCATTTCAGTAGATTCTTCCTCCACCACCTCTTCTTCAGCCATTTCTGTAGGTTCTTCAGTCATTTCTTCTTCCATCACAGGTTCTTCTTCCATCACTTCTTCATCGAACGTTTCTCCTGTCTCGGTTGATTCCATGAATATGGATCCGTCTGGTTCGGTGAACGTTTCCTCAGATGAAAATTCCTCTTCCTCAGAAACCATCGGTAAGAATTCATCAACGATTTCGTCTGTTTCTTCATATATTTCCTCCATTTCTGTTTCTGTAAATTCCATCATTGGTTCTTCATCAAATGACATACCTTCGTCTTCAAAATAGAAATCTTCTTCAAAGAATTCTTCTGAAAATGTAAAGTCTTCCATAGTTGTTTCCATTTCAAATTCAGGCTCTTCGTTGAAGTAAAAATCTTCTTCAAAATAGAATTCTTCCATGTCTTCAAAGACTTCGTCCTGCAAATCATCCAGGGCATCTTCAATATCATCCAGTGCATCTGATGCATCATCCTCTAAAACAGTATTGTCATAAGTCATTGTAAGTAAGGCACCCAGAAGATTTGGTCCACCTCTGCTTGCAGATCCGGTATTATTGTCTGTGCCACTCCAGGACCAGTCTACTTTATTAGATCCTGTATTATTATAAACAACTGTGTCGTTATATTGACCACAGGCAGCTGTAACTCCTGTTGTAGATGTAGATGGGTAACCATTACAGTTTCCTTTAAATCCGTCTATGTCTGTTCTTGTTTGAGTTGTAGTTGATAATACCGTACCACTTGAATTTTTTAATTTAATTGTAACCGTATGAGAATCTGTGGCTCCACTGTCACCTTCACAGTTTCCAGCTTCGTTATCACAGTTTGCAATGTCTATATAATTGTTAAGGGTAATTCCATTATCTAACATGTCCTGGGTACGATCAGTATTAGTTAAAGCAACATCATCAACAGTTACTGTTGCAGTACCTGTGACTTCAAAGTCTCCACCTACGCTGTATTTATATCCACAGTTGGATTGAGAAGTGGGACAAGTAATTGTGAATCCATTTACAACAGTACCATTGGATACATAACCAGAGCCGCCAGGATTAATTTGTTCTGTAGAACTAGACCCCCAGTCCACGCCGTCTCCTACATTGGGTAAAAGATTTCCTGTAGTTATATCTTCGGCTTTTGCTCTAAGCGCGAAACAGCTGGCTATGAGATAGCTGGCCATGAACAATGTTACTAGTCCTTTTATTATTTTGGATCTTGCCATTCAACCGGAACCTTATCTACCATTGGTTTTGGGTCTGTTGTTATAACTGGTTCTACTATAACCGGTTTAACTTTTTCTCTTTTTTTCATACGTTTAACGTACGCTTTGTAGTCGGGTCTTTCAAATTCATATAATCCCCATAAGGCTAATGCTTCTTTTCCAATTTTGCCGTCGATTGGACAAGGCGTTCCTGCCTGTATCATGGATTCAAATACTCTTTCATCTTGGCAAAGTATAGCAACAGCTGCAACCTTCATGCCAAAGTCATTAAGTATTCTTGCTAACTTTAATCGTTCACAATTTTTATCAATAAAATGTTTTCCACCAGATATACCAACTCCAAATGTTTGAATACCTGCTGAAGCTCCTACTGCACACACATCTTGTGTCATTGAATTATATGATGGAGCTGCGGCCGATGGTGGTGAAGATCTTATATCTGAATTTGTAGTGTTAGTAGTTGTAGTTGTGGATTCAGATCCAGATTGATATGTAGTTTCTGAAGTTGATTCATACCCGCCTTCAATTGCTGTGTTAGATCCACTAACGTTTGTCTGTGTAGTGTCTGGATATGCTGGTACAAATAAAGCAAACAGAACTAATAGTATAATTAATATTCCTGTAAAATAATAATTCACTTTACCTCCTATTGACACGATTCACATTCTCCAGTCTCATCAACAACAAGACCTTCTGGCTCGTCTTTTACTTCACGACATTTACAATTTTCACAAGTGCATACTCCATACACATCTGAATGTAAATCACCATCACAGTGACAATCACAATTACAATTCTTACATTTTTTCATTACTTAGCTGCCTCAACACAAATCGGACAAGACTTTTTAAATCTTGAGTGCGTATTACATTGAATTTTTTCAGGCTCAGCAATAACAACTTCTTTTACGGCTTCTAGTTTAGGTTCTTCCTTTAATATAAGTGGTTCTTCACATTTACAAAATTTACCAAATATTTTTTCAATTATCCATTTAATCATTTTTCTTTTCCTCAATATCGTAGAAGAACCTATCGGTGTCTTCTGTTTTCCATTTACCTGTGTCTTCTACATTCCATTCAGATGTTTGTACTTTCCAATCAGGTACTTCGTCTTTTACTGTAAACGAAGGTATATCCCAAAGGATACGATTGTTAGGTTGTGCTGCATAATTTCCATCCTCTAGTGCAAGAATGTGTGCGCATTTATGTTCATGCGGAATTTCTGAATGATCAGTGTCTACTATATTACTCTCTGGGTGTGCCCAGTCAACTGTAAAAAGATATGCACCTGGATGTTTTTTCTTATCTTTTCCAAAAAACTTTCCAGATTGTCCGTCTAGGATATCAAAAGAAGTAACGCTAGGATAGTAACTAAAGCAATTCCATAGCTCCACTCATCAAGTCGCATCCTAGGAACTTCTTTGACATTAAATCCTCTTTGAATGAAGGCTGAAATAGGGAGACGATAGAACACAGCACCGTTCTCCATAATAGCATGAAAGAGGATAGGACGTCCCGTAATAGATGCCAGGCCAAATACAATGCAGTCTTCAACTTCTCCATGATGATCTTCAAGATCATAGAGATATTCTCTCCTGATCTGTGAATACATCACAGGAATGTTTGCATTGAGATAGGCCATGCATAAATTAGCTTAATAAGGTGATTATTATAATAACGGCTACAACTATAATAACAGATTTCTGTTTATTAGCTTTAGCCCATGTCACTACTTTGTTTATATGGTCCATAGTTTCTCCTTGGTTATTTTATTGTACCCCAATTTGTGCCTTTTTTATAGTTAACTTTATTATTAACTTTAAGAGGAATAGCGGTTTCCATTGTTTCTTTTACAATTAAAGCCTCTTTATCATTTTTTATGGAAAGACACAATTCATCATGTATCTGTATCTGAGGTAAAATTCCCTTTTCATATAAATTTACCATTGCTTTTTTAGTCATGTCAGCTGCACCACCTTGAATTAATCTGTTTAAAGCTTTGTAAGTAAATGCGGGTTTATAATGTTTATCAAAATTTTTCATGTAATCTTTAGGTATTTTACCCTCTTTATATATATCAACTATTGTTGATTTAAATTCTTTTTCTGCTCCCTCCTTTGTTAATATTGGTACAGGTTCGTATCTATTAATTGTATTATTCCATTCTCGATTTCGTGTTTCCCATTTGTTAAATCTACAGAATCTATCCTCCAGTGTAAATAGTAACTTATGTTCTTCTGCAAACTCAATTAAATCTTGGGATAGTTGTCTTACAAAAGGTACTGTGGCATGATAGGTAGCAAATAATTTATTTGCTTGTTCTCTCGTAAGGTCTAATTCTTTTTGTAATTTTATTTTACCCATCCCATAAAATAAGCCTAGGTTAATGGTTTTGGCCGTGATCCGTGGTATTTTAGCCATGTTGGCTACTATCTGATGAAAGTCTGCATCGTCCTTGTTAAATTCATCTTGTAATGTATCTGTTCCGGGTAAGCCTAGCTTTAATGCGTAATGCACAACTATCCGTGGTTCTTGTTGTGAGTAATCGAATGATCCCCATACACACCCATCATCAGGAATAAATAATTCCCTCATCCATTTACCAACCATACCTTTTGCTGGAATCTGTTGTAGATTAGGATTAGACATAGAAAATCTTCCAGTAACCGTTCCACCTTGGTCTGATCTAATCTGATTTATATCTGCATGGATTCTACCCTTATGTACAAATCCTAATAAACCTTCAATAAAAGTATTCTTAGCTTTATCACATTCTCTTGCTTTTAAAATCATATGCAAGAAACGATTCTTGTGAGTCTTTAAATAATCTTTTGGTAATTTAGGTGTTGTAGATTCAATTATTTCTGTTTTAACTTTACCAGTTTCCTTATCAATAATAGGTTTACCTTTTTTATCTTTAAGTTTTTTAGTTCTATCTTTTGTTTTTTGGTAATCAGTTATTTTTTGATGGTCTAATAATTTTTTAATAGAAGAAGCCGCCCATATCTGTACATCAATGTTAGTATGTTTTTTAATAATTTTAAGTAAATTATCTCTACGTTTATCTAACCATTTTCCAAGAACCTTCGCTTTTTCGACATCTATTTTAACTCCTTGAAATTTCATGTCAACAAGACAGGGAAATAATTTAGTTTCTAATTGAAATATTTTTCTACATGTTTTTGATTCTTTACTTCCATCCTCATTATCTTTGGTGTATAATACTTCGTCCAAATATTTTGTGTCAAATAATTCCCACAGTTTTAAAGTTAAATTTACATCTTGTTCTGCATAGTCTTTTACTAAATGGTAAGGAAGTTTGTGCATGTTAGTCATAGGATCTTTTATTGTTCCATTAGACCACTCTAAAACTTTAGCTGCTAAATCGTATTTATATTTTTTTTCGTTTAGATAATCTTTACTAAGTGAATCCAAAGAATATTTCATTCGTGTTTCATCAATTACAGAAGCTGCTATCATTGTATCTAGCAACTGTCCTTGTAACTTATCTCCAGTAGCCGCTCTGATCCAACACACGTCGTATATTGCATTGTGAAATACCTTGCGTAAATCCTTGTTTTTAAACACTTTTTCGTTCAAATAATCCCATGTTTCTTTGGTGTTTAAATTATCTGTCATGTGATGAGCAATAGGAAAATATAAAGTTTGTTTCTTTGTAGCAATTGCTATGCCACAAACAAAACCATCTTTTCTAACTGCTCCTAACCCTTTTGTTTTTAAATTAGGATCATATGTTTCTAAGTCAATCGCAACGGTATCAATACCCGTTAAATCTAGATCAGTTAGTTGTGGAACTTCACACATTATGTGTAATCTCTTTCTATAATCATTTCAATAAAGTGAATTGCTTTTTCTAAATCTTGTTTTTTTCCTTTCAGTCTGTGTCTTAAGATATATTTTATAACGCATCCTTCCGGGTATAGCAACTCATTTTCGATTACGAATTTACTTGGTTGAATTTTAAATTTCTGATAGTGTGTTCCACCGATTTGTTTGTCGTATGGTTTCATTATTTACCTCTTACCTTGTTCCAAAAATTATTGTGTTTCATTCCTTTGTACTCTCCACGAGAAAAATCTGGCTGGTACAAAAATAAATTATATTTCGTTCTGGTAGTTCCTACGTAAAAAACTCGTATCTCATCATCTCTATCCTTTCCTCCTTTACAATAAGTATCGTAAGGCAAACGAGGCCAATCACAATTAAGAACCGTGTTGGCAGATTCTAGTCCTTTGGCTCCGTGAATCGTGGATAAAAGAATATGTTTGGATTTTTTGTAATTACCGTTGTCCATGATATTTTTTAAATATTGAATATAATCCACATAATATTCTCCATTACGTGGTTTTAAATTTAATATTTCATACCAAGGGGCATCAATATTAGCGTCAAAATAAAAATTAGATTTTAAATCATTATAATTGTATTGTTTATCTTTTAAAATAA